AATACTCAACACATCTACACCACATCTGACGAAGAAATTAAAGAAGGATATTATAAAAATTTGAAAGAATGGTTAAAACAATTTAAAAAGAAATAAGATATGATAACATTTTTATGGATGCTATATTTAGCATTTACTTTGATAATGACTAGATGGATGATAAGTAATGTAATAAAAGCTATTATTTTAAAACAATCAGAAAATAAATTAGCTGATATTATTATTGTTATTGTATCACTATTATGGTCTATTTGGTACATTTATTATTTAAACTAACATGAAAAAAACATCAGTAGAATTTTTAATCCAATCATTTGAACACAATCTTTCTAAAATGAAAGAGTTTATTATTGATTCTCAAGTAGATGTAGTAGTATTACTAGATGACTCTGAGATTAAAGCAGATACATTCTGCTTTGATATTGAAAAATATGTTAAACCAATTAATTTAAAATAATGGCTAAAAATAAAACATTAAAATTTGAATGCTTTATGCAATGGTTAGCAGGTAAACAAAAAGCTGTAAGAACTAACCGTGGATGGGAATTATTATCTAACAATAAATACGAACAAAATGAGCTGGACACAACAAAACATCAATCTTTTAATAGATAATGTATCAAAGAATCCTACTAATCTAGGACATGCATTTCAATTAACATCTAATGTTATTGGTAAAAGTAAAGATACAATATCTAAGTACTATTACAATAACATTAAAAACAAACAAGCTGTAATATCTATGGCTACTAAAAATGGTTTTACTGTTAATACTAAGAATACTCGTATTGTTAAAGATGTAGAGTCTGAAATGAGGTTAGATATTATGAAGAGTATTCTAACCAAAATGACCATTAATGAACGTAAAGAAGTAGTAAAAATAATCTTACAACTATGAAATTTTTAAAAATTTTTGGAATTATTACGTGGTCTATATTCTTTATAGCAATGATGCATAGCATTACCACAGTAGGTTTAGATGAATTTGGTTATGACAAATATTTATATATTGATATTAAATTAGATAATGGAGCATTATTTCTTGCTGGATTATCTATTGTTATGATATTAGTAAATATAATATTTGTTAAACCTAAGAAACAATCTCCATTTAAAGAGATAAATTATTAAAGATATAGGTTAAACATTGAATACCTTTGTGAAATGAACGCTGTGATAGATATATCACTAATCTTGTGAAGATAAAGCTTAGTACTTTCACATAAAGATACACATAGTAATATGTGATGTGTTGTTCCCTTGAGAAAGGAATTTAGCACTTACAGCTTGGCGTAAGCAACACAAATGAGTTCTCAGCAAGTAGTTAATAAGTTAGAACAGTGACTATTAAATAGTGATATTTAATGTAGAGGTAGCTTATTAACTACGTGACCCTACTCTTATAGAAGATTGAGGCTTAATAAGAGCCAATCCTCACTGAAATATAACCAGACCTCTTTTACATGACTAAGTTTGTAAAAGAAGGGTATTGTAAGGAGTTATTACTATAAGAAAGAGGGTGCTAAATTTATTGGCATACATTACTAGTGGTAAAGTTCCACATTCAACTAATGTATAAAGTCTCCTGTATGACTATAAAAGATGGCAGGGTAATAGTAACAACCAAAAGATTACTACAAAAAAACAAACAAAAATAAAAATTTAAAATTATGTCACATTTACAATTAGTATCAATTTCAGAAGTAAAAACAGAAAAAGTTCGTATTGACAACAAAGTATCACGTCAATATTACACAGCAACATTTGCTAATCCAGCTAATCCATTTGGTAAAACAGTATCACGTACATTTTGGCAACAACACAACATTGAAGGTACTGAAGCTACTTGGAAAACAGCTAATCCATCATTAGTTAAAACTTTCATTGGTAAATTAATACCAGGTACTATCGTATCTTCTCCAGTAGAAGAATATGATATTGTTAACCAAGGTACAGGTGAAGTTAGAACTGCATCAACTTATACTGCAATAGTATTAGAAGGTGAGAATGCTTACACAGTATTTAAAGCTGCTGGTAAAGTTATGGTTGAAGCTGCAACTGTAGTTGCAAACAACGTTGAACAAGCAATATTTTAATTAATTAAATCCCCTTGAAATATAGGGGATTTTTAATCTTATCTTTATGTCAAAAGTACCTGTAAATCAAATAGAAAACCTTGAATGGAAGTTTCAAGATGGTACCACTAAACCTATTAGTGAGTTATCTGATCAAGAGTTAGTACAATTTAGAAAACTAACTGTCAAGAAGTTACAAAATTATTACAGTAAATTTGAAATGTTTAACGCTTTGTTTGAAAGCTTAGATAATGAAATTAATTCTAGAGTAATCGTAAGAGAAGACTCTTTAGTTTAAAACTTTTAAAAAATAAATTATGGATATAGCATTTATTACAGGTTGGATATTTTTATTAGCCGCATGGTTTCCAAAACCGTTTATTAAAGATACAACTAATCGTATAACAATAAATTTAATATTAACTAGTATTGCTGTAGGTATTTTTATAGGAAGTTTTATAGAAAGTTTTATAAACCTTATTACTAAATAGAATTAAAAGATGCAAAAAACAATAGATGGAGTTTCTTTAACCTTTCGAGGATGAGTTTTTAAAATCTAAATAAAAATCGTATAATGTGATAACGTAATCACAGCAGGTTAAGCGATGTCCTGTACACTTACCTATCCGAAGGTTATGATGATGCATCTTGTACCGTATGTTCATAAAGTGATAGGAACGGTACTTTAAATTAGCAATTATGGGGAACGTGTGGAAGAAACAAAAAGCCCTACCAGTGATTCAAAACAGAATCTTACCTGCATAAGGGAAACTGCGTCTTAAACAGATGGGAATTGCTAATTTTAAATAGTCAGGTAGTTTAATGGTAAAACGGCAGACTTTAAAAATCTGCAACTACATGGTCAGTACATGCCCTGACTACTAAACTTATACTGCATTATAAGTTGGTTCATATAATGGTTAATTGCACAAAAAGGAGATGCAGCTCCTTTTTTTAATTAAATAAAATTATGGAACAAACAAAAGAAGAATTATTAGAATATGCTAAAATGCATTACCCAATTGGTACTACAGCTATATGTTTAACAGAATATAAATCTGAAAAAATTACATCAGAACTTAAATGGAGTAATGGTAATATAATACAATCAGCCTTTCCAGAAACAAGAGTTTATAAAGATGGTAAATGGGCTGAAATAGTAAACCAAATAGATCCAATGTTAGAAATACAAAGACAAGCTAAAGAAAAGTTTCCTATAGGTTCTACTTTTAATAATACAGAGGGAAATAGGCATGTTTTATTAGAAAATACTGAAACTTATAAAATAAATGGTACAAGTATTTGGGCACATAGTGGTGCAGGTTGTTTATATCAAAATGGTAAATGGGCATATTTAGTAGAACCTAATTACAAAGCATTACAAAATAAAGCTTGGGAAGTATTTAAAGATGTTAAAGAAGGTGATAAATACATTTCTACTAGAGGTGATGAATTTACAGCTATTAAAAATGCAATTAGATCAGAAGGATCTGAAGAACATAATTGTTATATAGACTGTGGATCAGGTTTTCTTTGGGAAATTAAAGACGGTAAAGAATTGTATGGTACATTATTACCTAAAGAAGAAGAAAAATGGATTCCTAAAGTAGGAGATTGGGTTGTATCTTTAGAAGATAAAGGCGATTACCGTAAAAAAGGAGATGTATTTCAAGTTTTAGAAATATCTGGTAATAGTATATACTATAAAGAAGATGTAAATGGAAATATTAATACTTTTAGACCTGCTGTACCACTTGAAATACCTATACCACTTACATCTAAAATTGTAACATACACAGGTACAAATGTAAATTTAAGTATACCTAAACATTTACTAGAATATAAAGATACTCCAGTAAAACCTAAATTTACTTCAGAAGAAATAAAAATTAAAGTTAAAAAATCAAAAACAATTAAAATTTAATATTATGTCAAAAACAAGCTTATTAAGCCAAATCATCGAAAAAGGAATGGATGCAATTAAGAAACCATTCGTAGAAAAAAGAGTAGTACGTGCATTTGAATCAGCTAAAGATTCAATTGAAGAACAACTAATGGACAAAGAAGCAGCATTAAACAATGCTAGAGAATCATTAGTAAGTGCTGCTAAACGTGAAGAGAATTTAAGAGATTACATTAACGAATTAATTGAAATACGTGGGTATATCAATGATTTAAAACTTGCACAAGCAGCATTAGCTGAAGAAAAAGCTGAGTTACTTTAATTGTTAACAACCCTATCTATTAATTTAGATAGGGTTTTATTTTAAAATTATGATTAGCCAAACAAGTGATAGAACATTATACCAAAAAGATGGTATTGATAAGTGGATTAAAGCAGGAGCTAGAGGTTATTTTGAGTGGTGTACAGGTTCAGGTAAAAGTTATTTAGCTTGTTTAGCAATTAAATTAGCAAATGAAAGACATCCTGACAAAGAAATAAATGTTGTTGTTCCTACTACAGTATTACAAGAAGCTTGGACTGATGATAAGAAAGGCCATATAAAACTACATGGACTTAAAAATGTAAATGTATTTGTAATTAATACTTATGTTAAAGAAACACATGATTGTGCTTTACTAATTATTGATGAGGTACATACAGCTACTGGTGCCAAGAGTAAACATTTTAATACTGTAATAGATAAAACTAAATTTAATTGGATATTGTGTTTGTCTGCTACTCTTGAAAAAGAGCATAAAGAATTTTTACATAAACGTAATGTTAGATGTATTAGTACTTTAACAGCTGATGATGCAGTTAAAAATGGTTGGCTAAGTCCATACAAAGTATTATGTGTACCTATAGAACTAGGAGATGATGACAGAGAAAGATATGATAAAATGCACAAAGAGTTTAATAAGCATTTTGCCACATTTAACTTTGACTTTGAGTTTGCTATGAAATGTATAACTAATAAAGATGCTAGACAAGAATTAGCTACTAAACTTAATTGGCCATTACAAAGAATTGATGCATCAGTATTTAATTGGAATCGTAATATGAGATTAAGAAAGGAATTTTTATATCATATTGAAGCTAAGATAGATGCAGCTATTGAAATTACTACTCATCTTCAGATGCAAACTATTCTATTTGGTCAATCTATTAAAGGTGCTGACAAAATCAATGAGCAATTAGGTGACAAATGTGTAGAGTATCATTCTAAGATTACAGCTAAGACTTTAAAAGAAAATCTTAAAAGACTTAGAGATGGTAGAACTAAAGTAGATTACATATCATCAGCTAAAGGTTTGGAAGCAGGTTTTGATTTACCAAATTTACAACTTGGTATAACATGGTCACGTACTTCTAAAGCACTTAGAGCTACTCAGACATTGGGTAGGATATTACGTAAAGTAGAAGGTAAAACAGCTTACTTTATTGAGTTATATGTACCTGATACTCAAGATGAGAATTGGTTAAAAAAATCTTTAGTTGGTCAAAAGAATGTATTATGGCTTAATTCAATAAATCAAATATACCAAATAATACAAGCAGATAAAGAAAAGTTATTATGAAAAAAGAATTTGTACCTTACGAACAAGCATTAGCTTTAAAAGAATTAGGGTTTGATTTTGAAGATGATGATACATTAGGGTTTTACTCTATAAAATATGGAGTTACAATTCATCAACAATTAACAAAAAATGATGGTTATAATCCTGCTATACTTTATCAACAAGCATTTAGATGGTTTAGAGAGAAGTGTGGTTTATATAATATAGTAGACATTAATTCTTTTCCTATTAGTTTCTATTATGTAATTACTAAAATAACACAAGGAGGTATTGGTGTACAAGCAGAAAAATTTAATATTAATACATACGAAGAAGCAGAACTTGAATGTTTAAAGAAACTAATAGAAATTGTAAAACAAAAATGATAGAAGTACAAGAATGGAATAAGTGGTTATTTGATAATAAACAAATAGACTTAACAGCAGAATATGATGAGTATTTAGTAGAGATAAAAAAAAATACAAAAACTTTAGATGATGTTCTTGAGTATGTATGTGATTTAACTAATACTACTAAATTTCAATTACTTGCAGATTACGGTAAAAAGTCAAGAGGTGGTAGTAATAAAATACCTAGAATTAGAGGTTACTTAGTTAAAGCAATTTTAACTATAGGTATAGAAGAATTTAACTGTAAGAATATATACAAGAAACTATTTAATATTATCAAAGATCATTCAACGGCATTGCATTTTAAAAATGGTGTAGATTATCATGCTAAAGAATTACAGATATATAATAAGATACAAGAATATATTAAAAATCATACTATACAATGGGAACGTTAAATGATCTAATAACAATTGTAGCAATAGCCATGAAGAAAGGAGAATCTTTAGAACCTCTAATAGAAAAATATGGTAATGAAATGATTGCAGATGCTTTAGTATTTATTGAATATAATCAAAGAGAACAAATAGAAATAGAAGAAGATTATGATTATTTGTAACAAATGCCAAGATCCTACTTGGTGTAACGTACAGCAATGCTGTGCAATTAAAGAAGAAATTGACATAGAAAGACTTGAGGATTTAAGACAATCTGAAGCTTTCTATAATCAAGAAGAAGATTAATTATAATCAGTTAAAAGCTCTACAGTAACTGTTTTTACAGATTACTAAATAAAAATAATATGGGAATATTAGATGACGCAGATGCTTATGTAGAGTTTTTAACTAAAAACAGATTGTCAACAAATCAATTCTTATTGTTGTATTTACTTTATACCGAACAGATGTTTAAAATTAACAAAAAGCTAAAGTTCAAAAGTATAGGTAATATATACAAATGGAGTAATGAAGGTATTGGTTGGTCAGAGAATGAGATAGATGATTTAATTTCCAAGGATTATGTGTTTGGTATCAAATCTAGACAAGTAAATGGAGTAGTAAATTATTCCATTGACCAGCTGATACTTACACAAAAGTTCTCGGATTTAATGTTTATAAATGGTAACTTTGCACTAGATGAGATACTAGAGATTTACCCAGATACTATCAGTGTTAACGGTAGTATTTATTTTACAAAAAATGGGGATTTAGATAAAATTGCAATAGATTATTGCAAATTAATCAAAAACAGCATACATAAACACGAAGAAATGAAAGGTATATTACAATATGCCAAGGAGAAAGGTTTGTGTAATACCCATATTAGTAAGTTTCTAACTAAAGGTACTATAGATAGTATCAAGAAAATGATGGAGGAAAGCTATGATACAGGAAACGATGTTTAAAGAACTGGTTGATAAACTAAAACTAAATAAGAGACTAAAAGATGAGGGTAAAATTACCTCAGTATTGTTTCCATTTAATAGATTATCTAAGTTATTTCCAGGATGGACTAAGTCTAGTTACAGCATTATAACTGCTTCATCAGGTATCGGTAAAACAAAATTAGCAAAGTTTCTATCAGTAACATCTGTCTATGAGTTTGTTAAGAATAAACCAGAGATAGAAAGTAAGATATTTTATTTTGCTCTAGAAGAAACCTCAGAAAGTTTCTGGTTAGGTATCATATCTACTTTACTGTTTGAAAAGTATCAAATATCTTTATCTCCAAATCAATTAAAATCATTAGGTGAGTTCTATTTAACAGATGATGTTCTGCAGAAAGTAGAAAATTGTAAAGATTTAATTGAAGACATGCAGAAATATATCGAAGTAGTAGACTATATATTTAATCCTTATGGGATTTACAAATATGTAGCTGATTATTTTGCTAATCCTGCTATAGGACATGAAGAATTTGATGTAGCTCATGCAGAAAAAGTATCCAAAAGATATGTATACACTAATCCAAACCTGTGGGTATTTGTAATTACAGACCATATTAGTTTACTTACTCCAGAAAAAGGTGAATCACTTCACGAAGCAATGGGTAGGTTTAGTAAACACTTTTGTTTAAAAGGTTTTACTAAGAAGTATGGTTGTGTAACTATTAATATCCAACAGCAAGAAGCATCTAAAGAAAAAGCAGAATATTACCAAGGTATTTCTATAGAAGAAAAGTTGGAACCATCACTAGATGGTCTAGCTAATAACAACGAAACTCAACGTGATGCTGACTTAGTCTTAGGATTATTTGCACCAGAAAGATATGGTATTAAAAGACACAGAGGCTATGATGTAGGTAAATTAAAAAATAAATATCGTAGCATTAAGTTCTTAAAGGATAGGAATAATGGTTTAATTAATTTCTATATCGGTACCTACTTTAACGGTGCAACTAATTACTTTGAGGAATTACCACCGGCAGTTGACATGACGGAACAAGATTATAATAAATATATAAATTAAATGGCACAAGAAATATTAATTTTCAAAAGCAAATACAAAGAATGGAATAAGGAAAATCCTACTGGTAACTTGTTTAATGTAGATAATGCAGCACAAATTATACAAGTGTTGGATTATATTGACACCAAAAGACCTGAGATAAGAAACGTAATTATTGACGATGCTAATTATATCATGGCATTTGAATATATTAAACGTGCTAAAGAAACAGGTTTTCAGAAGTTTACTGATATAGGTGTTAATTACTCTAACATCATAACTAAAGGTTGTGGTCTTAGAGAAAACATTAATTTTATTGTTATGATGCACCCAGAAGTAGACACTGATGCATTGGGTAATAAGATTATCAAAGCAAAATCAGTAGGTAAGCTAGTAGATCAATACCTAAATATAGAAGGTATGTTTAGTATTGTGCTTTACACCAAGGTTATCAAACTAGAAAAAGGATTAGATTATGTATTTATTACCCAGAATGATGGTAGTAATACAGGTAAATCTCCAAGAGGAATGTTTGATGCATTAGAAATTAAAAATGATTTATCATTTGTAATTAAGAAAATTGAAGAATATAATAACTAAAAAAATGACACAAGTAAAGATTAACAGAACAGATTTCATTGCAGACGTAAATGCAGAAATGACTAGAGCTGAATTAAAAGCTAAGTACGGAGTACCAATTTCAGTAATTAATGATTGGGCTAAAGCCTTAGAGTTAACTATCAAGATTAAGAAAGCTCCTAAGTATGTATTAGTTGATGAAGATACAGTAGAAAACATAGTAGTTGAAGCTGAAGTAAGTCAAGAACAAGAAGAAATAGTATTTGAAGCAGGATTTTAATAAACAATTTAAAGATAAAAGAATATGTACGGAACTACAGACAAAATCGAATTAAAAGAAAGCAATAGCTTTAACCCAGGTATTAACCAAAATGTAACTATTAGAGGTCAATTTAGAAGTCCTAGAAAAGACAATAGTGGTGATCCAGTATTATGTATTGATATTGAAGGTCCTACTGGTCAGAAACTTACAGTTACAGAATGGGCACAAGATACAGAAGATAAAATGAAGAACCAATTAGTTCGTCTACGTAGATGGGTTAAAGAGGTAACAGGAACAGATACGTTTCCTACTCAATTTGCTTCTTATGAAGATATGGCTAGTAAATTTACTGCAGCTGTAAACAATAAAGATACCTTATTGGAAATCAAATTAGTTTATGGTAGCAAAGGTTATTTAGAAATGCCTAAGTATGATGGTTGTGTTAGAGCTATGAGTAACCCTACTCGTTTAGTACTATCATCTAGTGAAGCAGCTAAAACAACTAAGCCTACAGCTACTCCTACTGATACATCAATGATGGAAGGTATGGATATGGGCACAACTGACGAATTACCATTTTAATTTAAACAATTATGTACGGAAGCCCAAATATTAAACCTTTAGAGTTAACATTTGATTGGTTATTTGATAGAATAAACCAAGAAGATGTTTATATGAAGTATTTTGGGTTTTGTCAACTCAACAAGAAGTTTTGTAATCCATTAAGGAACGATACCAAAGCTGATTGTTGGTTTTATTGGCATGGAGGTATATTATATTTCCATGATCCAGCTTGGAAACAAACATATACATGTATTAATGTAGTAATGCACAATGAAAATTGTAACTATTACAAAGCATTAAATGCAGTATATGATTTGTTTTTTAGCAACCGTACAGTTAGTAACTATGTAGTTATTAGACCTAAAGAAGAACATAAGCCTAAAGATATAAAAGTAACTATTCAACCATTTAGTAGAATAGACATAGAATATCTAAAGAGTTATGGGATTACAGGAGAATTTTGTAAAAAAGCAAAATGGTTTTCAATAAAACATTATTGGATAAATGATGTAATGTTGTATACGTATAGTAATTATAATCCTTGCATTGGTTATTACTTCAAAGGTAAGTGGAAACTTTACTTTTATAAGAATAGAGAATGGAGATTTTTAAGTAATACTAGTAAATTAGATGTTCAAGGTTATGACATGTTACCAGAATCAGGTGATTTATTAGTTATTACTAAGTCTTTTAAAGATGTAGGTACGTTATATGAACAAGGTATATGTGCTGTAGCACCTCAAGCAGAAAGTATATTAATTTCAGAAGAAGTTATTATTGATTTAAAACTTAGGTTTAAGAATGTATATACTCTTATGGATTACGATAATACCGGAATACATTTAGCTTGGAAAATGAGAAAGCTATATAACATAAAACCATTCTTTTTTACAGATAAACTCTGGAATAGAAAGAAAGGATATTTAGGTGCCAAAGACATAAGTGACTATCGGAACTTATATGGATTTCAAAAAACAAAACAATTAATAGAGCAGCTTTTATAGCTGCTCTTTTTATTTATAAACTATGCAACAAAACTTAATAGTAGATATAAACAAGTTAACCAAGAAGATATTAATCAATGATATATTCTATGGTTTGTTTCTATCTACAATAGAAAAAAGAGAAAATAAAGATATTCCACTAGCTGCAGTAAGTGTAAACAAATCTACTATGGATTTTGCCTTACTAATTAATCCAGATGAGTGGTTTAAGCATGCAGAAGAAATTAGATATGGTGTATTGTTGCATGAAGCACAACATCTATGTCAATTCCATCTAATTACTATGGATATGTATCCTAATAGTAAAATGGATAATGTAGCATGTGACTTAGACATTAATCAGAGAATAGGTAAAGCTAATTTACCATCCTGGGGAATATTCTTAGAAGACTTTCAACAAAAACACCCTAACTTAAATTGGAAAGAACATGCAGGTAGACATCATTACTATACTGAATTAAGTAAATTATCTGAAGAAGAACAAGAAAAGATGGGTATTAGTGATAATGCTGAACATATCTGGATAGTAATTGACGGTGATGGTAACAAAGTAGATAATCTTACTGAAGGTGAGAAAGAAGCTTTACGAGTACAAATTGAGCATACTATAGAAAACATAGCTGAAGAGATTAAAAAGTCTCAAGGTACCGTACCTGCAGAAATAGATCAATTAATATCAGGATTTGTTAAACCTAAACCAGCATTTAACTATAGTAAATACATAAGAAACTTTGTAGGTAATTCAACTAAGTTTTTTATTAAATCAAGTAAAGTTAAAGAAAACCAAAGATTTCCTGGTCAACCAAAAATAGTACTTAAACCTCTAAACAAGATGTTAATACTAATAGATGAATCAGGATCAGTGTCAGAAAATGAGTTATATGACTTTTTAAATGAGATATATCATTTACAAAAGAAAACCGATATAGAAATTAGAGCTTTTGATACAAGAGTATCTGAGATAGTAAAATATAAAGGTAATAATGAGTTTCCTAGAACACAGTGTGGTGGTACAAGTTTTACAGTAGCTGTAGATTATTTTAACGAATCCAAATATCAATCGTGTATTATCTTTACTGATGGTCATGCTGAAGAACCACCTAAATGTAACAAAAGATTACTATGGGTGATTAGCTCTAATGGTACTGAACATAGTATACAAAATCATGCACAATGGATTAAAATTCCAACAAATAATTAAAAATGGAAGAAGAATTTCAAGACTTACTAAACATATCAGAATTTAGTTTAGGAGATGGTGATTGTAATTTAATATCTAGAGAAATGTTTAAACAATATATGGCAGATAAAAACCTAAAAGGTAATCTTGCTATAGATGATTTATATGATTTAGTAGTAAACAAACAACCCATATTAGTGTATGAAGATGATAATATAGAATTAATTAGAAGTTTTAAAGAATACAAACAAAAAATATTAAACAATGGCAAGAAAGACAACAACTTATAAACCAAACGAGACTTACAAAATGTTAGTGGATGTAGTAAAAGCTAACGATGAGATTATGAATAATGGTGGAAACCCTATTAGTGTAAGTTTAATCGGAGAACGTGGTATTGGTAAAACTACTTTATGTAGAGATTTAGCAAAAGATTTAGGTAGAGATTTATACAAATTAAATCTAGCTCAGTTAACAGAACCATCAGAATTAATAGGTTATTACAGTAAAGAATATCAAGTAATAAATGCTAAGAATGAAGTAAGATGGATTACTGAAAACTTATTACCTAAAGCAGCAGAGAATGGCTTTAGATATACTAATAAAACTAGAACTATTCCATGTCCTCCAGACTGGGTAACTAATTTACAAGATAACGGTATCTTATTATTAGATGACTATAGCAGAAGCAATAGTTTGTTTAGTCAAGCTGTAATGGAATTGGTTAACGAGGGTACTATGATTGGCTGGGATTTGAAAGAAAAGAAAGTACAGATATTATTGTCAGAAAATCCTGATAATGGTGAATACAATGTAGCTAGTCAAGACGGTGCTCAGACAGATCGTATGGCTAAAATTAATATGGTATGGGATGCTCAAGATTGGGCAGAAAGAGCAGAAAAAGTTGGTTTAGACGAGAGGTTAATAAACTTTGTATTATGGGCACCAGAACTATTAGAGAATAAAAAGTCTGAAGGTATCAGTGCTAGTAACAATGTATCTCCTCGTATGATGGATAAGTTTTTTAACTTAGTATCTACTATTGATGAGTTTGAAAAGCATCTTGATAAGATTTCTATGTTTGGTGATATTACCGTAGGTAGTAACATTACAAGTCAACTAATCAATTTCGTAAATAAGAAGTTAGATAAACTACCTTCAATAGAAAAGTTATTAAGAGAATATGATTTACCTACAGCTAAAGCTCAGTTAACAGGAGTTTGTGGTGATTCAGAACAAGATGCTTCTAACTGGAGAGGTGCAACAGCAGCTATTTTATGTACAAGGATGTATAACTATGTAAGATATAATGCTAAAGGTTTGTCTAAGGATAATATTAAGCAGTATCTTGAGTTAGTGTTACACCCTAGTTTTTCAGTAGATCAAAAGTTTTTAATGGTTAAACAAACAATCTCTTGTGGTAATAACTTTACTGGTTTATTAGTATCGGATCCAAGATTTATTAAATACATGTGTCTATAACAAATATTAAACGTATATTTGTAACATGAAATATTACGTTTATAGGCACATTAGGTTAGATAAAAATATACCTTTTTACATAGGTATAAGTAAAACACAAGATTCTGATAATTTCTACAAAAAATATAATAGAGCTTTTAATAAATACCAAAGGAGCAAACTTTGGACTAGTATTATTAATAAATCTGATTATAAAGTAGAAATTATTTATGAATCTGACGTTTTTGAAGAAATAACACAAAAAGAAATAGAATTTATAAAACTTTATGGTAGGATAGATTTAAAAACCGGTTCTTTAGCAAATCATACTAAAGGCGGAGATGGAACTACTGGGTATGAAATTTCTGAGGAAACACGTAAAAAAATAGCAACTCACTCTAAAAATAGAGTAAGAAAAAAAGGGTACAAACAAAATTTAACTTTAGAAGGCAGAGAAAGAAAAGTCAAAGCTTTAAAAAATAAAATTGTTACGGAAGAAACAAAAAATAAAATATCTAAAAGTAGAATAGGTAATTCTTTTGCTAAAGGACACGTGTTAACTGAAGAAGTTAAAAATAATATAAGAAATAAAATGAATTGTAAAGTAATATTACAATATGATTTAAATAATAATTTTATTCAAGAATACCCAAGTGCCCATTACATAAATAAACATTTTAAACATCTTTTTGACAGGTCTGGTATAAGACGTTGTTGCAAAGGTATTTTAGAATCTTACAAAGGTTTTATATGGAAATTTAAAAACGAATAAACATAATGAGAATAATTAAAACAGTAAACGGTTCTATTTATATAAACCAAGCATTAAAAGATTATGTAAATAACATTTGGGCTACTTTTAATAAAGAAATACCAAATGATAAAAACATATTCTTTTTAAAGAATACTACTATACCTAGAATTATAACTGATTACTCTGGAAAAAACATATCCAGAGTAATTAAAAAAGAAAAGGCAGAGTATTGTATAATTAAAAAGTTTGATATTACCAACTACCCAATATATTATGATGCACTTACTAATAGTATAACTGAAGTAGAAACAAATGATGTTGTTTATAATACTACTTATTTGTATCCTGAAAATTATCAAGTATTAGAACAAATATTAGATTTCTTTGGTAGAGGTCAAGTTGTAGAATATGTAAATCAAGATGTACTAAATGATAGTTTAAATAATGGGTTTATATTAGATAAAGAAAATTATACTACTATAAAACAATTATTAGATTCTAGGGCACCTGAAAACATTACTATAGCAACTTCAATGATTGTTAATTCTGATTTAGAAGCTAATTTAGATTGGATATTGTATTTGTATCATCAAAGAGGTAATGACTTATTTGATTATGATAACAAAGATATAGTTAGAAATTACTATAGAGCTAAAAATATAAATTTAAATCAAATTCTTAGTCATAGTGTAGATAACTCATTAGCTATAATTACTAACCAAGATGTCAAAGATTTATTTGTACAATATATTAGAGCAGAATTTAACAAATATGTAGAATCTTCATTTATTAAAAATGTTTTACATACAAATATGTTTGAATTAGTAAACTTTGAATTAAAATTAAAATAGTATGGATTTAATGCAAAAAAGAGTAGATTTAGGATTAATAGATCCTGGAAATCTTAACAGATATTATATGTATTATAATATAGCCCCTTTAAATCAATTCCTAAGTAATATACCTAAATATGATTTACCTATAACAAAAACAGAAACTGTTTATGTTGAGTCTAAAAATATTTCTCAAGGTAAATTAAGAGAAGTTGGGTTTAAAATTACTAGATCTAAAGATAATGCTACTTTTATTATAGTAGATAACTTTTTAAAACTTGATAATAGTATAGGTTGGTCAACAGAAAAATCATTTAGGTTTAATAATAGAACAAAAGGTGAAGACTTTTTAGATAATCGTATTAAAGATTTAGATAAAGATTATAAATATATTCAAACAAAAGATCTTTATTCTTATCTATATAAATATGAAGGTAATTTTGAACTTTATACTAATATAATGCAATTACTTAAATCTCAAGAAGTTAGTAATGTAACAATGTCTATGGAGTTTATGTCTAATGCTAACTGGGAAGATAATAAAGTATATTTAATGGATATATTTACAAATTATGGAGAACTAATTTGGCATAACCCATACAGAACATCTATTAGTTTTAAAGGATTTAGTGAATCATTAGGTTTTAATTTTAGATATGTTAGTTTAATAAATTCAGATAATTACAGACCGTATTGTAGCAAAGAAGAACATCATCAATTTGTTTACAATAAGTTTGAAAAAAAGTTTAAAGAAGAATTTAAAGAACTTATAACTAAATTTAAAATTAAAGTAAATGAATTTACTTATGGTATAGATTATAACACAAAAGAAGAAGAATGTTAGACAAAAAATTATTTAAAGCAATAAAAGTTATTACAATACCACAATATTTATATCAAGTACAAACATCAAAGTCTAGATTAACTAAGTATTTTCATAGAGATTCTGGAAGAGGTAAAACTAAGAAAGACTTAACAGAAATACCTAAAAAGTATAAAGCTGTAGGTTATGATTTACAAGGATATGCTGTTACAGTAACAGGAAATAGAATTATATCTAATCCAGTAGCAGCAGGTACTTCTAAATATGTACCTATTAATGGTCAGATATTTTATTCACAAAGTGGTGGTCAGTTTACAAGAGCAAAAATTGTAAAAGCACTACATGAATATTATACTGAAATGTTAAAAGATGTAGAGCCGTTTGAAAATAAAGATTATCCTTTAGTAATGTCTGTTAATTGGTTTTGTCCATACAGTCATAAAACATTGGATAATACTAATTTTGCAGCTGTATACATTAAGACATTTGAAGATGTACTTACAAATATGGGTATTATTAAAGATGACGAAGTAAGATATATTACAGGTTCATTTCCAATTTATAGTCCTATTGATGATTTTGATAATAGAAAGATAGTATTTACTTTCTATCAAGATCTTAGGGCTGAAGTTCAACAATTTAAATTAAAACTATGAAAACAGCACAATTTGACGCAGTAGTAGAACATAGATTAGCTGAATGTAAAAGAATACTTATTGAAAAAGCAAAAGAATATGCTAAAGGTGATGATGATAAGATGCACAATTTTAATGTAGCAGCTCAAATTACTGGTGAGTGTAGAGAAAAAGCTTTATTTGGTTTCTTTTTAAAACATTTAGTATCTATAATAGATATAATAACTGATATGAATGAAAATTCTGAGTTTGTACCTGCTAAAGCTTTAACAGAAGAGAAAATAGGTGATGCTATAAACTATTTGTTATTGTTAGAAATTTCTATTGAGGATAAACGTAACAGTAAATTACCTTTTTAATTATGCATTTAACTAGAGAAAACATAGCCGGCTATCTACTAACATTACAGTTAGTAGAAGCTGGGTATCACATTACTTATGATGAGATATTAGAAATGTATAGTGCTAAAGAGTTTTTAGAAAATTGGAAATTTTATGAAGAATATACTATGACTTATGATCAAAACATAAGTTGGTTTAAAAAAGCTTCTAAAATACTTCAAAATACATTTCATTGGCACCCTAGAGAATGTGATAAACAAGCAGGTTGGATAGATTTAGCATCAGGTTTAAAAATTGAAGGGTAATATGAGCAATAAAGAACAAAGTAGTGTAGAGTGGTTATTTGAGCAAATAGCAAGAAGACAAGGTTCAATACTTCAGACAATACCTTTTTATGATGACAACCAAGATTTACTACAACAAGCTAAAG